TTAAGAGTGAGGCCAATAATTTTTTCTTTTCTTTTCTTTTCTTTTCTTTTCTTTTGTTTTAGTTAGTTTAGAGCCAAATTTATCATCGTGCGCTATTGCGATAACTTTACATTCATGGTGTTCGACATATTTGTTGATTGCACCAAGAATTTGATCTGGTTTTATACATGATCTTTCTAAATCATCAAAAATGATTATTTTATTATTTTCTACACTCTCACGCATAATACTGTTAGCTAGACCATTTGTCATCCCTCCCAAACCCATGGTGAAACCACTAAATCCCACTTCAAAGTCTTTGAGGTTATTTGTGAGGTTTTTCAGTTTTCCTTTTCGTGGGTGTATTGCATTATAAACTGAGGCATATATATCATCTAAAGAACTTAGACCAAACAAACTCACATAAATGTAATTGTAGGATTTTAAATTATTTTTGATCAGATGAGTTTTGCCTGCCCCCCACTCTCCAGTGAGTAAAATGGCATAACCGGGTTTATCTAGCTGGGAATAATAACTAATTGCTTCAATAACATGTTTGTTTTTCATTATTTAGCCTTTAATGATATATTGCTTGAATAATTTATAACGAATTGCTATAAAGATAATAATATTTATAATTCCAAACTACATTTTAGGTTATGCAGTTTTTCAAAATCATTTTTTACCAAACCATTCCACATAATTTTTAAAATCTTTTGGAGGATGGCAGAAGTCGGACCATTTCTCAAGATGTATGGTCGCTTTTGGTTGTTGCACATGAGCGTAAGATTTGAATAAAAATCTCTGTTGTTGAGGAATCAGTCCCTTAATTATAATTTTTGCTCTTTTTTGTAACTCTGTATCTCCCAAAAGAATTATTCTTTCTAATATCTCTCCTTATATATGCACCTCAGAATCAAAATATTTATCTTGCTTCATAATCTTATGAGAAATATTCCATACAGCTTGAATGTTATCGGGTTTAACAAAAATGCAAATATGATTTATGTCAGATAAGTGTTTTTTGTAAAATAGTTTAACGTCATTAACTAATGGATTGTTTTCTAAGGCCACTCTAATCATATTAGTTAATGTTATTATATCATCAATATTTTTTTGCTTTTGCTGTTCATCTAATAGCTTTCTTTGTTCATCTAGCTGTATTTGAAAGTGTTCTTTGTCTTGATTTTGGCTACTACGCATTTGAAACAAAGTCCAAATCAGTACGCCCAAGCTAAGTAAAGTAAGTATAGGTCCATAAACACCACCAATGTAAGAACCAAATGCTGACCATTTATTATAATCGCTAGAAAGTCCATGGTTAAATTTGCAAAAATATAAGGCTAAGGGCGATAATAATAAAATGGTTAAAGTGGAAGTTGTAAACGGATGTTTTTTTATAAAGTTTAAAGTCACGTTAACGATATTCATTTTTTCTTCACCAGAGGATTTAATCGAAGAGCTTCTTCCAAATGATTTGGCGCAAAGTGTGCATAGCGCATTGTCATTTTTATGTCTGTGTGACCAAGAATTCTTTGTAATACGAGAATGTTTCCGCCATTAATCATAAAATGGCTAGCAAAAGTATGCCTGAGAACGTGTGTTAATTGTCCTGCTGGCAATTCTATGCCTGAACGTTCCAGTGCATTCCTGAAAGCATAATAACAAGGTGTGAACAGCAGCCCATTCTTGTTAGGGATAGCTTCAAAAAGATCAGAGTCGAGAGGGATACTGCGGTTGCGCTTCCCTTTGGTTTTGATAAATGTAACTTTTCCAGCTGCAACTTGTGAGCGTTTCAATGTCTCTGCTTCACTCCAGCGGGCACCAGTCGCTAGACAAAGTTTCACTATGATTTCGAGATCTTTGGCAGAGCTGTTCCGGCATTCTTGCAAAAGAACGTCTATTTGCTCAATGGATAGAAAAGCCATTTCACTTTCATCAGTTCTAAACTGGCGGACATTCTCCAGAGGGTTTGGCGCTTTCCATTCGCCCAACCTTTTAAGCTCATTGAATACAGCTAGAAAATAAGCATGCTCAAGATTAAGAGTGCGAGGCGATACTTTTGATACGCGCTTCGTCCTAGCAAATTCACCTTCAAGTCTTTTAGCTCGATACGCAGTGAATAGTTGAGCATTAAACTCTGTAGCCAATGGCGATCCCATACACTCAGCAGCCCACAGCATAGAACTTTTGCGCTTCTCGCCATCATTCAAAGTGATGCCATGACGATCAAACCAGAGATGCACTAAATCAGACAAGCGACGGATGTCTTTGCCTTCACCAAGCCATGGGGAATCATCAATTTTTTGCAGTGTATAATTTTCGAAAGCAAGCGCTTCGCCTTTGGTGGAGAACTTCTTGCGGATGCGCTTGCCATCTTTGCCATTGGCGCGGTCTACAGTATAAAAATCAGCAATCCATTGGCCATCAGCTAGTTTTCTTACAGGCATAACTTAACCGTTTAGAATTCGTTGTTTTTGCTGTTGGAATTCTTCATCACTCAGAATTCCCTTTTCTTTGAGTGCGGCTAAGCGCTCCATTTGAGAGATAAAATCATCTGCCTGTGGTTTAGCTTGCTCAACCTGTTGCGGTGCGCCGTTTTGAGCGTTGCGGGTAGAATTGATAAGGTTTGTGAAAGGAATAACCGATGCCTTCATGACATTTTTGATGGTGTATGTCTGACCGGTTGTGGAGATCATAATTTCACCAAAAATCAGCCCAGTTTTCCCACCAACACTTACAATGTTTTTAAGGTTAACATCAACCTGTTTCACGCCAAAAACCATGCCCTTATCCAGAAAGATGACGCGTTGGTTTGTGAGAGTTATTAGCCAGGTATTTCCGTCCATCGCCCCGCTTGCAACTGCCAGCGGTTGCTCACCTGAATTGAGGATATTGGGTAAATGGAAGAACTCTTTCTTTGTGCCAAATGCGGAATCAGACACTACTTTTGCAAGTCGTATGAACTCTTGTTTTAGCTGATCTTTTGATGCTGTTTTATAGTCAATCATTATGAAGTCCCTATCTTATTTTACAGTTAGCACAACCCTGCCTATAATCTTGATGTCATCGATGGCGCAATCAAATGCCATACCTACACCGCTAATACGTACCTTACCAACTGGGATACGGGTGAGGGTGCGAATACTCGTTTTTCCTTCCACTTCGACCAACCAGTCATCGTCATAAACTTCGGAGAAAGACTGGTCAATGATGTACTGCATGAAACCATCAATGATGCACATTGGTTTCTGTGGCAGTGGCTTACCCGGTAAGAATGCCACTTTGTCCAGCATTAGCAAGCCAGCTTCATAGAGTTGATCATCAACGATCTTTCGGCGTGGAACCTTGAGGATATCTAATTCATCGTCGTCAAACTTAGGGCCTCGACCAGTCGCAAGCCACTCTAAATTTGCACCTGTTTCAGCAGCACATCTCACGACGATATCAGCAGGAAAAATTCCACGCTTATAGCGCGAGGAGAGAGAGCTTGCTGCCATGTCCAGATGTTCCGCGAGCTGTAACTTCTGCGTAAAGCCGTAAGCCTCAATCACCCTATCCAGGATAGGAGTGCTATCTACATCAAGGTCAATTTTGAATTTGCTCATAAAGAATCGATACGTTCAAAATAGAGAATATAATATTGACACTTCTCGAAATTCGAATTGGTCTGGCTCCGTAGTTTGAATGTTGCCTTATATAACCCTGTATTGCCGTACAGGTTAACTGACGGAGTTTGCACTATGCGCCCCAACATTACAATCATCATCCCAGAGCCATACTTGCCATTAGATGAGTATTGCCGCCGTACTGGCACCAACAAAGAAACCGCTAGAAACCTGATTGAATACGGAAAGTCGCCAATTAAACCGAAAGGAAAGCAGAAGAAAGGGTTGGTTGAAATCAACATGGCCGAGCTTACCATTCAGGCATTAAGCGAATGTGATATTTCGCTTAATGCGTAAAGAATCCTATCGATTAGCCAAAGGCAAATCATGTTTGATTTTCAGGTTTCCAAACATCCTCACTACGACGAAGCGTGCCGGGCTTTCGCGCAGCGTCACAACATGGCGAAGTTGTCAGAGCGCGCAGGTATGAATGTTCAAACGTTACGTAACAAGCTCAACCCGGAGCAGCCTCACCAGTTCACACCACCAGAGTTATGGCTACTGACTGACCTGACCGAAGACTCAACACTCGTCGATGGTTTTCTGGCTCAGATCCATTGTCTGCCATGCGTGCCGGTTAACGAACTGGCGAAAGACAAATTGCAGTCCTACGTCATGCGCGCCATGAGTGAACTCGGCGAACTGGCAAGCGGCGCAGTTTCAACAGAACGCCTGACCCCAGCCCGTAAGAGCACCATGATTGAGAGCGTTAATGCCGGTAAAGGTCAGCAGGTCGCGCAGCAGGTCGTGGATGCCTTTCAGGATGAGCTCACTCGAAGAGTGAAAAACGTCTTCCCTGTCAGCCGCGTCATCGTAAAAAAAGGGGCCACGACAGGAGTCGAGCTGATGGGTTTTGAAAAAGACTCTGATCGGGAGTTGCTCGACAGCATTCTGCAAGAAGTTTGGGAAGATGAGAGTTGGCGCTAGTTTCTGAAAAAAATGTAAAAACCGAGCCTCATGTTTGATAGCATGGGGTTGTTTTTTATGGGAATTACTAAAAAGGAATGTAATGGATACCTTAATTGCAATACTTTCTCTGGTGCTGTTTCTGGCCTTCATTACCGGTCTGATTAAACCCTCGCTGGTAAAAATGCCGAACCGAAAGAAATCTAGTCTTATTTATCTCGGCGGAGCAATTGTGCTTTCGACCATTGGCTCGACGCTTTACCCAACAGAACAGGTTGCGACTGCAAGCAAAGTCTCAGCTCCTGTCGAAGCGCCAAAGCCTAAAAAGTTTGAGTTTGCTGACTTAAGTTTGGGCGATTATCGTGGGAAGCCTCAGGAGAAACGTCACACAATTATCAGTAGTTATGCAGAATTCAAGGCGATGCCACAATCTTCGGTTGAAGGGGTGTATGCCTGCATGAGTCAAAATGCGTTTACTAAAGATCGTGAGCTAAAATTAAATGATGTTTTGGGCTGGTGTTATGCAGTGTATGAAAGCAAACCGGAGGAGCTTGCAGCCACGATAAATATTGATCCTTTTACAAGTAATTTTAGCGGTTGGGATGGTGCTTATCGACCACTTGAAAAACTTATCAAAGAAAACATGAACGATGATGGATCGTATAAGCATGTTGAAACTCACATCACTCAATTAGATTTAACGAAAGATCCCCATGCAATTATAAAAACAACTTTCAAAGGTAAAAACGCTTTTGGTGGGGTAATGAAAGAGACTGTCATCGCTCGTGTGAGTGTGAAGACTGGTGAGATAGAAAAGATTCTTCAAGAGCAATAATAAGCACACCAGCCAGTGCTGGAACTCTTTCTCAGCACTGGCGGTTATGAGAGCAGAACGATATGTCACGCTAGTATTTTAAATGCAAGAGGACAGAAATGAGAGAAAGCACACATTGTGTATATTGTGGAGTCCTCATGAATAGGATTGTAAATGATCCACCTTGCAGAACTGTCGAGCATATGATTCCACAAGTTTCTGTTTCTCTTAAACGCACTAATGGAGAGGGTGATTTTCACGTATGTAAGAAGTGTAATAGTGATAAAAGTAGGTCGGATGAAGTATTGGGAGTAATTTGCCGTATGGTTGGAGAACATCTACAAGGCAGTTTTGAGGCAATTAATAAGTTTCATAAAGCACTTGCTAGAAAGGACTCTAAATTTATTAAAGCACACAAAAGTGTTAAGCATGGAGAGAATGGTGCGTCAATATTTTTACCATTAACAGCAAAAGAATTTCATCGTTATGGTACGGGGTTAGGGAAAGGTGTCTATTTTATTCAGAATGGAGAATTGTTGCCTGAGGACTTATTGATTTTGGTTGAACTTGTTAGTCAAGAAGAAGTTAATTACATAAAAGACCAATACAAGCGTCAGCATGGTTCAGAGGCTTTTGATGATTTGTCCCTAAACGGCAGCATTCCTAATGTCAATCGCGAGTCTTTTTTGATTGCTGGAAACGACTCAAGAGTGATGTTTGTGTGCTTTAACAGAGTAATGATGTTTCATATAAAAATTCTAGATAGAACATTTATTAACCAAAAAAATGCAAAAAAGCGTTTCGTAATCTTGAAAAAAGAATTGGTAAGTAGAAAAAATTGAGTGCATCTACTAGGTGCATGAGTTTGCATTTAAGTTTCAGGGCGTGATTTTCCAGCGAGCTCCAGCGCTGGCACGGCTCAGGGCTGCTGATGCGCCTGCATTATAAGCGACCTATAAAGCGGGCAGGCGTGGCGGGGAAAGCATTGCGCGCCAGATGTGGTAACAGCATTTAATTTAATGCGCCTGTGGGCGTCCTGAGCGCGCTATCGTTTCGCTGGTCTGCGTCAGGGTTGGCTTATAAATGCGTTGCGTGTGAGGCGTCTAAGGCGTTCTGTAATGATGCCGCCCGGAGGCGGCATTTTTGGCGGGATTTATTCAGATTCGAGGCTGTAATCTTTAAAGCGGATCACCTCCATTCCGAGCCAGTCGTTAATCTCTTTAAAGCGCTCCTGCAGTGGTGACAGCTCGTTACGCACAAACACCTTTGCTACCTTCTCGACATCACCCATTGAGCCGATATTCTCGGGCTTGCCGCCCATGAGCTGGAACGGCACGCGGTGCGCGTCGAGCAGATCAGCCGCGCTCACCTTTTGATATTGAAAAAATCATCCTTCGTGGCGACTTCACTCAGCGGCACGATCTTGATGCCGTCCGGTTTCCCATTGGGTGCGTAGAAAAACAGGTTTTTGAAATTCCCGAGTCCCTTTGAGTTGCGCATCGCATCACGCAGCGATTCGACGTCGGTGCTGCTTTGCGCGGCGTCGGTCACGTACATGATGTAACCCGCGTGCGCGCCGTTCTGGTAATACTTACGACGAAACAGTGTCGCCGACTCATTCAGCCAGGCGGAATTGAGTGCGCTCAGGTATTCCGGCATCCCGTAAAGCTCCTGATTGATATCTGGCTCAAGCAGGTGAAACACCGAGCCGGGGGCGAATTCGTGTGGCTGTGCGTAGTTTGACACGTACCAGTACCCACACCGAGCTTTTCAGCGATGGCCAGGCGCGCAAAATCGACTTTAGTCTCTCGCTGAAACGCATCGATGACTCACTCGCCGCCATCTATGGCGATCTGCAAACGCAGGCTGACAATCTGTTCACGTCTGCCGGTAACTGGCTGGGAGGGCTCTGCGCTGCTGAACAAGGGGAGTTTTACGGTCGATGAAATCGAGCACCGGGGCGCGCCTGATACGCTGACCATCCGGGGGCGCAGTGCGGATTTTCGCGGGACGCTGAACTCTCGCCGAGAGCAGTCATGGCATGACACCACGCTCGGGGTAATTGTCGATACCATCGCGCAGCGTAACAAACTCACGGTCAGCGTCGCTGAGACCCTGAAAGCGATCGCCGTGCCGCATATCGACCAGTCACAGGAATCCGACGCGGCGTTACTTTCCCGACTGGCTGACCGAAACGGTGCGTCGGTTTCTGTCAAAGCGGGAAAACTGTTATTTCTGAAAGCCGGTAGCGGCAAGGTGGCCAGTGGCAAACCCATCCCGCAGATGACTGTCGAGCGCGGCGACGGCGACCGACATCAGTTCGCCATTGCAGATCGTGAGGCGTACACCGGCGTCACAGCGAAATGGCTGCATACCAAAGACCCGAAACCGCAAAAGCAAAAGGTGAAGCTGAAACGCAAGCCGAAGGTGCAGCACCTGCGCGCACTGCAGCATCCGAAAGCCGTCAAAGCACCGGCAAAGAGCCAGGTGAAAAAGGAGCAGGAGGCGCGAGAGGGTGAGTATATGGCCGGTGAGTCTGACAACGTGCTGGAGCTTACAACTATCTACCCGACAAAGGCGCAGGCCATGCGCGCGGCTCAGGCGAAGTGGGACAAGATACAGCGCGGGGTGGCGGAGTTTTCGATTACGCTCGCCACTGGACGGGCAGATTTATTTCCTGAAACGCCGGTGGCGGTGAAAGGCTTTAAGCGCGTCATCGACGAGCAGGCGTGGATCATCAGCCGGGTGGTGCATAACCTCAACGGGAACGGCTACACGACGGGCTTAGAGCTTGAGGTTAAGATTTCAGATGTTGAATACTTGGCTGAAGATCTTGATTAAATTAATTTCGCAAAAAGAGAATTTTAGGTGTTATTGTTTCTCTTTTTGAGAATTCGAGGTATTCATGTTCCATTGCCCAAAATGTCAGTACGCGGCACATGCGCGAACCAGTCGCTACCTGAGCGAGAATACCAAAGAGCGATACCACCAATGTACAAACATAAATTGCAGTTGTACGTTTGTCACAATGGAGTCAATTGAGCGATTTATTGTCACCTCCGGTGATATCACTCCAGTACCACCCCATCCTTCTTCCAGTGGTCAGAGACAATTGTGGATGTAA